CTATTAGAAGATTTTTACATAAAAATCTTTGATAAAATTGGATTAAACTTTTCTAAATTACCGAAAGACGCAAAGATTACTTTTGATGATTTAATCAAGTTGTATAATCAACTTGGTAAAGAACAAGAAAACTTACTTGAACCTGGTGGAAGATTTGACCCAATCACCGCTGATAGTGTTAAACTTACTGATGAAGCCAGACAAAGTTTATTACAATATTTCAACACAATCCAAAGATTTACAACATCGTTGGCTAATGAAAACCAAGATTTAATAACCAAGTTTGTTGGTAAAGACGCACCTGCTAGATTGGAAGAAGCAAATGTGTTTCTTAAAAAATTGGTTGATGAAGGGGTTAAACAATTAAGCGATGAAACATTATTGGCTGGTGAAGCAGAACAGAACTTATCAAAGTTCGTTAAAGAAAACTTGGGTCTTACAGAAAAAAGGGGAGCAACAACTAAAGTAGGTATTGCCAACCAAGCAGCATATAACGAAAGGATACAAGCATTCACTAAACTATTAGTTGATTTGGCTAAAAAAGAAGGTGATGTTGTTATTGAAAGTAATAAAGTTCGTGATGCTTTGGGAGAACTTAAAAGGGAAGCAGCAGGAAATGAAGACGCACTAACAAGATTAAATCTACTTACCACTTTATTTGGTGAAGGTTTCGCTGATTTAGATAAGAACCTTACTGAAACTGAATTGGCTAATTTTGGTAAAAAACTTACTGATACTTTTTCAACATCACAAGAAGCATTTACTGGTTTCATCAATAATATAATCAGTAATACAGATGGTTTAAGGGATAAATTACTTCGTGTAATCAGTCCCCAAGATTTCGTAAAGATAGTTCAGGACGCATCATTAGGGTTAGAAAACCTTACATTCAAGTCAGCAGAAGAAATTGAAGGACTTATCAACACAATTAAACAATTAGAAATATCTTTTGGTGAAGCAATTAAATCAGGTGAAGTAGATGGTGAAAGTTTAGGTATTGGATATAACACATTCAAGGACATCTTGGATAAGTTAAATAAGAAACTTAAAGAAACTAACGATAATACTAAATCACTTAAAAAGTCATTACAAGAAACTTTTAGTGAAAGCGAGTTTAAGAAAATTGCTGATATTGTTTTATCATCATTTACACAAATATCTAGTCAATTATCAAATATAGTTCAACAACAGAATAGTTTGTTATTAGAACAATTAGATTATCAACAGGCTCAAGCATTAGCAGCAATTGATGAATTGGGTGATGAAAGTGAAGAAGGACAAAAGGTAAGAAACGCAGAAAGATTAAAGGTTGAAAAGGATTATCAAAAGAAAAAGTTTGACGCCGAAAAGAAGGCTAGGGTTCAAGAACTACAATTCGCTTTAGCCAATTCAATCGCACAGGGAGCCCAAGCGATTATCAACACTTACGCAACATTACCAATACCTGCGGCTATACCATTTTCTTTGGTGTTGGCTGGTTTAACAGCATTTCAGGTTGGGGTAATCAACGACCAATTACAATTCACACAGAACAAGGCTTACTTGGGTAGAACGGGTGGATTGATTGAAGGTTCATCACACGATACTTATGGTGGTGGTGTTCCAACTATGTTGGAAGGTGGGGAGTTCATCTTAAACAGGGAAGCCGTTAGAGCCTATGGCGACCAAATATCAAGTATCAACACGGCAACAGGTGGAAAACCTATGTCTATTGACGATAGTAGAATAGTTCAAGCAATCGCTAAACAAAACTTATCTACAAAAACACCATTAAAGGCTTATGTTCTGTATAACGACATTCAGGACACAACAAAATTAAATAAAAAAATAGAACAATTAGCACGACTATAATGAAAGTATTTGAGTTAAAAATAGACGAAGAAGATGATATGTCTGGTATTCAGTATATCAGTATTGTAAAAGACCCCGCTACACAAATCAGTTGGGAAGTTTTCAACAATCAGGAAGAAGTTTCCTGTTCCCATAAAGACGATTTAACTGATGAAGCCTTGGCTTTGATTGATAATTATGGAATGGAAGTAAGCGATGAAGCATTCTTAAACGCTGAAATAAAATATATTGATGAATTGGTTGTGGAAAACTTTGCTGTTCCATCAATCAATCCTGACCCAAGAGCACAAAGTATTTGGGACGATAATAGTAATAACGCATCAGTTATTACAAGATACATCTACACAATAGATACAGGTGTGGGAGCACCCCTGATGCGAACATCAAGACAACTTTGTAGAAAGATGTTGTTGGCTCAAAGGGTTTGGTCTAAAGATGATATGGCAGCATTTTCATTACAACTATCTTCACAGGGGGATACATTCAAGTTAGTTCCAAGAGCCAGAACGGCACCAAATGTGGATTTTTTCCAATATAAATCGGGCAACCGATGCCGACATAGGTGGCAGCAAATTGATTTTCCTATTGGCATAAATGAAACTTACGAAACGGCATTAGCCAAAATCCCTATGAAAGCACAGGCTGCTTTGGGTAAGGGTCAAAATGTCGGTGGGTCTGGTCGTCCGTTCATTAGTGAAGCCAGATACTTAAACAGAATGCCTACAAATATGTCGGCTCAAGATGAACTAAAACCAATCGGTTTTCATTTCGGTCTGTTTGTTTATTCAACAAGGTTCGCAGCGTTGGTTGCTGAACCAACAGCAAAAACTATTTCTAAAGTGAAGTTAGGTATATTGGAAGGGTATTGTCCCGTTGATATAGATTATGACTATTACGAAGGAACTGGTGAAGTATTAGAAAAGTTTAATGTTAGGGAAGCGTTCGCTGTTCCTACAAAAGAAATACAGGACACGGCACAAAGGGTTCTTGATTGGGTTGAAGAAAATGGTTGGGGCGACTGCGGAACAGCCGTGGGGAAAACAAGGGCTTCGCAATTAGCGAAAGGCGACAACATATCCCTTGAAACCATTACAAGAATGTTTAGTTATTTATCCCGTCATAAAGTAGATTTGGAAAGTTCTAAATCTTACGATGATGGTTGTGGAAAACTTATGTATGATAGTTGGGGTGGTGAAGCAGCGTTAGGTTGGGCTGAAAGGGAAATGAAGAAGGCAACCGAAATGAATGTAATGTTTTCTGCTGATGACTTCAGGGGTGATATTACCGCAGTTGTATTCCAACCGAACCAAAAGATTTACAGATGGGATAGGGAAAGTAATACCCCTTATTATGTCTTTATGTCCCGTGATACGATTAGAAAGATGTTGATGAAACTATCAAGATTGAAACCTAAAAACCTTATCAACTACGAACATTCAGGAATGGTGTTTGATGGTGATGATGTTTATACCTACGAAAACTGGTTGGTTGGGGACAATCCACAGATGGATAAATCTTATGAAATATTCGGTAGGGAGTTTGAGCCTGGCACTTGGATTACAACAATTCATTTCAAGGACAGAAGGATTTTTGACGAGTTTGTATTATCCCAAAAGGCTAGTTCAATTTCATTAGAAGGTATGTTTGAGGAAGTCCCATTCAATTTCTTTGATGTTAAACAAGAAGATTTTATTGATGTTAAACCTGGTGAAAGTGAAAGTGATTATGTTAGTAGATGTGTTAGTTCAAGTAAAATGATGGGCGAGTTCCCTGATGAAGAACAACGACTAGCAGTATGTTATTCACAATACAAACAGAAGTTTAATTTCCCTGAAGGGACTTGTTGGGAAGGTTATGAACCATACGGAACAAAAATCGTAGATGGTCGTGAAGTTCCTAATTGTGTTCCAATCAAGGCAACCGAAGAGTTCATCACCGAATATATCCCCTATGACGAATTGGAAGACCAATATTGTAATTGTGATTATGGTTATACTGCTATTGGTTTCAAGATAGGTGATAGTAAAGAATACAGGTGTGTTGAAGAAAATAGTGAAGAAGCGATTGATTACAACGCAGCCCAACTTGTTATGAAGTTGGAAGCGTTATTAAAAGAAATGGATAAATCTATATCTTAAACATTTTATAGATATATTTATGATAAACAATAAAAAAATAAAAAACTATGAAAAATATTGAATTACTAAAAAAAGTTGCTGACCTAGTCGGTTTCAAGTTTTCAAGTGTTGCTTATACATTCGCAGAAGTAGAATTAGATGGTGGTGTAATCATTACCAATTCAACTGAAGGTGAGTTCGTTTTAGGCGATATTATCAGCGTTAAAAACGAAGATGGAACATACACACAAGTAGGTTCGGGAACGCACAGATTGGCTGACGGAATGAAAATCTTTATCACAGATGAAGAAGGAAAGTTGGTTGAAATCAAAGACGCTATGGAAGAAGAAACTGAAGAAGAAGGTGTGGTAATTGTTGATGCTGAAAAAGAAAAAATGGAAAGCACACAATTAGACGCATTAAAAGCGGCAATCCACGATGTATTGTTTGCGTTTGAGGCAAACACTAAAGAAATTGCTGAACTAAAGGCAGATTTACAAGCCTTCAAGAATGAAGCAAAACATAATCCGTTAAAAGAAGATACTTTGATGTCTAACGCTTTTTCAAGCGACAGCAGATATGAAATCTTGAAACAGATGAAATTAAACAAATAAATAAAACAAACAAATAACAAATAAAATTATGAAAAACTTAAAATCTTTTAACTTTGATTTTGATACAACTGGTATGGTTGATTACTTAAATGCTAATGCCGACCTTTTACTTACGAAAATCGTAATGGATACAATTGAAAGTTCTACTTACAAAGTTGTCCCTAACATAAAGTTTGGCGAACTTATCCCCGTTTATGAAACTGGTGCGATAGACGATATTGCTTTTCCAGGAAATAGTTGTTCCTTCACAGGCGGAACTATTGAATTGACCGAGCGTGAATTGAAGGTGTGCCAATATAACATCCAGAAGAATTGGTGCGACGATGAATTAAATAGAACAATTATGTCTATTAGATTATCACCAGGTTCTTACCCACCTAACTTGGCTCCTTCTGTTGAAGAGGCTTTTATGGCAGACATCGCAAAGAAGGCTAGTGTTTATGCTTCAAGAAAGTTTTGGAATGCTGAAACTGCTACTGATGGTTGTTCTGGAATTATAGAGCAGTTGGAAAGTGCTTCTTTTAGTGCTGAGTGTATAAACGACACTTATACTGCGATGACCCCATCAAACGCAATTTCCGTGAGTGATGCTTACATATTACAACTTCCAGACCCATTAAAAGTAATCAATACTATTATGGCGTTAAACCATAGTGATTTCCAAGCACTTCAGTTGGCTTTAAGAAACCAAAACTTATTTAACTTTAATCCAATTACTTTGGCGAACGGACAAATGGCAATCCAAATCCCATTCACAAATTGTATCGCTATTTCTTGTGAAATTGCTCCAGGTTATATGGTATTGACTAACGCTGAAAACTTGTTGATGGGAACAGATTTATTGAGTGATATTTCTTCACCTATATCTTGGTATTCGCTTGATTTCCAACAAACTAGATTAAAGTTGGCTATGAAAATTGGTTCTACTATTGGTATTCCATCACAGGTGGTTTTCGCATCGTAATTAAACAAACACATTCCTAATAGTTTATAGTTCTTCGGGACTATAAACTAGATGGAAATAAAATATAAAACAAAATAAAAAATATAAAATTATGGCTTCTAATTGCGTAATTACTTCTGGACTAGCACTCGCTAGTTGTGTGAATAATGTTCCTGGTATTGATACTTTATATGTATTGACTTCAACGGGCACATCTACAGACGCACAATTCGCTACTATCACTTATGATAATGACGGATACATTACTACATTTTCTGCGGCAACTACAGGTTTAACTTGGCAACAAATAGACCTTGTTAGAAATAGTAGTGCTGCGTTAAATGAAGAAACATCTGTGAATATCCCTTCACTAGGTTTCACTTTCAACACTAAACTATTATTTACCATTCCTGGTTATTCACAGGAAAACACAAACCTTTATCAACAAATCGTAAAGAATACCCAATCTTACTTCATCGTGAAGTTGAAGACAGGTAAGTATTTCTTGGCTGGTGCTGACGGGGGAATGTTTATTGAAACTGCTGCTATTGTATCAGGTTCATTACCAGGCGACGACCAGTTGTATTCATTAGGTTTAACTTCTAATGGTTCAATCAGCGTTCCTGAAATGTTAGTTCCAACTACCTTGGCTGCGTTCATCGCAGGAACAGGTTTCGGTTTGTATTCTAACTAATAAAAAATACTTTTTAGTGGGGGGTAAAACCCCCATTTTTTTAAGCCAAATATGTTGGAAGTTAGAAAGGATTTACGGGTAAGAAAGGACAACACTTATGTCCCAATAACCCGATATATTTTAACCAACTTACGACTTGATTTACATAGTGAAATAATTACAATAAAGGTTCTATTCTACAGGAACGATGACCTAATATTTACCAAGTTATTTAATATGGGTAAATGTGGTGATACGAATGTGAATGACCTAATCAAACAGGTTCATCAACAAATACAAAATGAAGGTTAAATCATTACTTACACAATATTTTCAAGGCGAACAAGTGTATAACTACGGGGCTCAAGTTCCACCAATTTTGTTTCCTGAACCAACTATTCCCGTTAGTCCAACCCCGACACCGACACCAACTTTAACAAACACACCAAGTAGCACCCAAACGACGCCAACGCCTACCCCTTCAATTACCCCTACAAATACGGGAACACCAACACAGACGCCTACTAATACAAACACACCGACTAATACAACCACACCAACCATTACCCCAACGAATACAAGGACACCTACACCGACAAAAACGGCTACGATGACCCCAACACCCACGATGACCCCAACATCATCACCAGCAGTCCCGTATCAAACGGGATTATTGGCTATTGATTGTGGTGGTGGAATATACACAGGTGGGGTTTCTGTTAGTGTGAATGGAACACCAATTTCAATCTTATCTACTGGTGGAACAATAGGTAATGGAAGTTGTGTAAATCTAATGATTAGAAACAACACAGCAATTATTTATCAAATAACTTATGGTGGTGGATTTTCAGGTTGTTCTTCACCTGGTTTTGTTTATGATGAAGTCAGGAATATAAACTTTGCTTACAACGCACTTATTGGTTCTTTTGGTGGTTATGACTACTTGGAACAATATTATCAAGGTGGTTCTTTAATTTCAGGAACAACTAAACAAACTGCTATAGTAAATCCTGCGGCTGACTTGGGTAATGGTTGTCCTACACAAGATTTAGATTTGGTTGTAAGGTTCTACATTCAAGGTGGAATTGTTCCAAGTCCTACCCCAACGATGACCCCAACGAATACTGAAACACCTACACAGACACCTACGCCAACAAATACATTCGTATCGTATCCTGTAATATTTGTTAGTAGTGGAGCAACTTTTGATGATATATGTTCTAATCCACAACCAATACCAACATTATATTCACCACAACCATTTTTTACTAACGAACAACAACTTTACTATGATAGTGGTTTAACACAATTTATAGATTGGAGTGATGATAATAATGCATTTTTCGCATCAACAGGGGGAACACAATTATATTTTTATGGTTTTGCCCCATTTGGATTAGGAACTTATGGATTTACTTGTCCTTCACCAACACCAACCCCAACGAATACTGCCACACCGACTTTAACACCTACGAATACACTTACACAGACACCAACAAATACGCCTACAAATACAGAAACACCAACACAGACGCCTACACAAACGATTACACAGACACCAACAAATACGCCTACAAATACAGAAACACCAACACAGACGCCTACACAAACGATTACACAGACACCAACAAATACGCCTACAAATACAGAAACACCAACACAGACGCCTACACAAACGATTACACAGACACCTACAAATACGAAGACGCCGACACCGACGCCAACACCACCTTTAAGTGGAACGGCTGAAGCGAACCTTTATTTACAAGCAGTATCTACTGCCGGTGGAACATTAGACGCAACAATATCAGCAGCGACAAGAACATTATTCACATCACTTGTTAGTAATGGATTGTATAATAAAATTGGTGTTATGTATCCACTTATCGGTGGAACAGCAGCGTCCCACGCAATAGAAGGTAAAAATCCAAGTGGGACATCTGTATCTTGGTATGGTGGAATTACACACGGAGTATCAGGAGCAACAGGAGCACCAGGTGGATATGGTGATAGTGGATATAACTTTAATGCTATTCCTGTTTTATCGCAGAATAGTATTCATATGAGTTCTTACATAAATCTAAATCCAAACATCAATACTACAAATGAAGGTTTTGGTGCGATTGATACTGCCCCAACACCAAATCTTTATTATCAACTTATCAACAAAAGAGACGAAGGATATGGTGGTAATTCTTATGGCCGTATGGGTGATGTTGATGGGCAAGCATTCGCTTATGTATCCAAAGGACAAGGTTTAGCGGTTTCAACAAGAAGAAGTGCGACTGATAGAGAATTATACTTAAATGGAGCGTCGTTAAATACACAAACGGGTAATTATAATAGTAATCTAGTAACCTTACCTTGTTATGTTGTGGCGGTAAATCACCCTGCGGGCGCAGTAACTGGTAGTAATGTTATGACTTGGGCTTGGTTGTCTGTTGGTTCATCACTTACAGATGCCGAGGTTTCAACACTAAATACAATAATACAAGTTTTCCAAACATCTTTAAGTAGAAACGCTGGAACATTAGGATAATAAAAAAGATATGGAATTGGTAGGACTTTTAACATTAGAAGAAAAAACAACATTATTGGAGCCACAAAGAAAACTGGTTCAACCATCTTGGTATTTTAATCCAATACAAGATTTAGAATTAAATTGGGTAATATCACAAGCAGAAATTGATAATTCTATTTACCTTGAAAATGAATGGGTAAAAACATTACCTTTAATTGTCTGGAACCCACCATTACCACAACCACCAACCATATAAAATGATATACATAGAACAGAACGCAACAAACAACATCTTCGTAAATGTATCCCAATACAAGACGGGGGATTTTGGTGCCAATCCAAGATACTTGTGGAGATTACAGAACGCTCAAGGTAGAAACATCGTAAGTTTCTATCCTGAAAACGCAACATCAACTTACCCAAGTATGTATGCTAATCGTTATGATGTGTTTAGTTTTGATACATTCAAGAACCTACCTGAAAACTTAAATTATACAGGGGGAAGTGCTTGTAATTTACACCTTGAAAATGAAAACCAATACTGGTTAGGTGTTTATGAAATGCCATCAGGTTCAACATCGTATAACCCATCAAACGCAAAGTTGTTAAATAGTTTGGCGTTTATATTCGTTCCTGTTGAAAACGAGTTCTATACAGGTAATACTGCGAATGTTGAACCTAATAAAATCTACTATAAGAATGGAACTGGTATAACACCTACACCATCAAATACCGCATCACCTACGCCTACCCCTTCAATTACCCCAACGAACACAGGGACACCTACACAGACACCAACGAATACTGCGACACCGACTTTAACACCAACGAATACACCAACAAATACTACCACACCGACTTTAACACCAACGAACACACCAACAAATACTACCACACCGACTTTAACACCAACGAACACACCGACCCCAACTTGTCCTGTATTTACAACACAATATCTTAAAACAATAACAGATAATTCTGGTGGTTTTGGAAAAATTATTGTAAGTTTGTATAGCGATATTGGTCTTACAACACCAACAAATGCGATATGTGATTATGTTGTGTCTGGAACACTTATGAATGTTGGAAATCAATATAACTGGTCTAGAACAATAACAAGTGGTTCCCAGTCATCATCGGGTGCTACTGGATATGGTATTATTACTGATGTAATAACTACATCAGTTATACCAAGTTGCGGTTGTGTTATTGTTATACCAGAAATACCACCTACGCCGACACCAACGAACACAGGGACACCCACGCAGACACCAACGCCAACACCTTCACCTACATAATAGGTATGATATACAAACTAAACTACAAACAATAAAGGAATAACATATATTTATAGAATATGGAAAGTAATACAAATCCACAACCAAAGATACATTCGTTTAATGTTGATTATCAAATCAACAGATTAGACACCCGTGAAAACAGGGAAGCAACAGAACGCAGTAAGCCGTGGGTTCTTTGGGGGTTAAAAAATGATTACCCACAATTTATCCTTCAAGTAAAAGAACATTCACCTACGATGTCGGTTGCGATTGATGCGAAGGTAAATATGACTTATGGTGATGGGGTTGAAATAGAAGGTCTTGGTAATGTTCTTGTGAATAAGTTTGAGACCATTAGTGAATTATATTACAAGATTTTTTACGACATTTGGTTATTTGGGGGCTATAGCCTTGAGACGATAAAGTCCCGTGATGGCAGCAGAATTGAAAGTATTTACCATATCCCATTCCAAGATGTTCGTGTTGGAAAAAGCGATGTGGATATTCATAATAGGGAAGAAGGAACTTTTTATTTTTGTGAAGATTGGCAAAATACACAACAAAGAAGATTAGTTGTAAAGTTTAATTCCTTGAATATGGAAAGCCGTGAAGGAAGGGAAATGGTATATTGGAAAGATTACACCCCAACGATGAATAGACATTACCCACTTACACCATACCAATCATCAATAGATAGTTGTGTGTTGGAAGCAGAAGTGTATGAGTTTCACAAGACAAACCTAGCAGCATCACTTATGCCGAACTTATTTGTAAGTTTGATAGGAGACCCTACCCCTGAAGAAAAACTTGAAACCTACGAAGAATTGGTTAGGTCTTATCAAGGAAAACAGGGACAGAAACTTATGTTGGCATTCAGTAATTCAAGTGAAGAAAGACCTGTTATTGAACCAATCAGTAATACGGGTAATGATACATTCTATACTGAAATATTACAAATGTGCGTCCAAGCCATTCTTACGGGTCAGCAAATAGCCAGTCCGCTTCTTCTTGGGATTAGCACATTAAACAATTCGGCATTCAGTCAAAACGCAGAAGAAATAAATGTAGCGTGGAACTTGATGATGGAAACAACAATTAAGCCGATGGTTAGAAAAGCAAACGCATCTATTGAAAACATATTATCGTTGAAATACAATCAACCAATTAAATTGATAAACAAGTTTAGAAATCCTGAATTATGATATATTGGATAAGTGAAGATTATGTCCGTGATAATTTACCTGTAGAATATTCCCTTTTAAGCGGCAACATTCTTCCAGCCCTTCAACAGAGCCATTTTATCAACGCCAGAGACATCGTTGGTGATAGGTTATTTGATAAGATAAATGAATTGATTTTAACCAACACGATTGATGACCCTGCTAATGAAAGGTTCAAGTTCTTATTGGATAATTACCTACAGAATGTAGTGTTGTATTGGACTATGGTTTATATGACTACCAACCTATTAGCCAAATACGCAAACAGGGGTATTCAATCACAACAGGGGGAGTTTTCTAATAATGTTGATTTGTCTGTATGGCGAACCTTGAAAACGGAGTTTAGCGATTTAGCAACATATTATAGTCAAAGATGTAATGATTGGTTGTTTTGGAACCAGAATGACTATGTCCCATATTATACTTATATGCTGACTAATGGTCTTCAACCTGCGAACCCCCGTGATAAGTTTAGAAATGGTGGGATTGTTTTAGGGGCTCGTAGGAGATTTTCCTATAACAATATGTGCTGCTACTAATAAAGTGTCTTAAACATCAATTAAAGTGTATCTACCAAAGTATAATCGTGGGGAGAGTATATCGGGTTATGTTGCCCGTTGTTCGTCTAGTCCTGATATGGTTAAAAATGTAGGACAGATTGGGGTTAGAAGGGACATCTGTAAAGAACACGCAGAACAAATTAGGGTTGCTATTAGACAACCTTTTACTGAACCTGAACGAAAGTTGGGTCAAAAATAATTTAACTATTTTTCTTTCTTATTTGACTTTTGTATAATAAAGGTGTATTTATTGTATAATTGTATAAAAATATAAAATATGGAAAATAGAAAATGTATTATGGTAGATGAAAGCCTACACAAAAGATTAAAAACTTATTGCGCTTCACAGGGGATTTCAATTAGTTCCTATGTTGATTATTGTATTCATCAAAATCTAGTTGGTGATGAATTATCAATAGACGAAAAATGGAATGAATTACAAATTAGGTTTCGTTCCCTTATGAAAAAAATTAAAGATGATGGTGAAAAGTTTGTTGAAAGTGATGAATACAAACAATACTTAAACGATGTTGATACTTTTTGGAATGAAAAAGACGGACAATAATAATGTAATATTCAGGCCATCTTGGTTTCTTACACTTGAACGATGGTCGCCAGAAATGATAAAAGAATTGATGTGTATTCTACACGCTTATTCCAATAATGAAGATGTTGTAATTACAAATGAAAGAATATTAGATTTTTGGGATAATGCTAAACCACTATTAGATAGTGATAGACAAAAATATACTAAAAAGGTTGA